GGAGTCGCCCGACGATGCGGCTTTGCTGGAGTCGCCCGACGATGCGGCTGTGCTGTAGTCGCCCGACGATGCGGCTTCTACACCTTTGGATGATTTCTCGCATGCCTTGTAGTAATCCTGAAATCCAGTGGTGGCTATACCAAACACATCTTGCAGTGCCTCGATTTGTAGTTCGGCTTGGTTCTCCTTTTTAGTCATGACTAACTCCGTTGTTGACTTGGAACCCGTTATAGGCATAATAAAGCACATCGTCAAGCACTATTTAACACGGAGAATATATTTTATGAATACCAACAGAATCGTATCGTATTTGCCCGACGATGCCTACTCTTGGTTGCTGGCATTGATTGAGGAAAAATCGAGTAACGAAAGCCAAGTTGTGCGGGAGATTCTAGTACAGGCGTTGCGCAAAGCAAAGGGCAAGAAGTGACCTATATCGAACTACCATTCCCGCCTAGCTCCAACACGCTTTACCCATCCAATAGAAGGACGGGGCGCAGGTTTAAGAGCCAGCGATACGAGGATTGGATTAGACAGGCCAATGCCGCCTTCCATGTGTTCAAGCCACCAACATTCTCTGGACCTGTTATGGTGCGTTATAAATTCGGCAGGCCCGATAAACGCCGCCGCGATCTAGAATCTGGTTTTAAGGCCGTGAGCGATTCACTAGTATGGTCCGGGGTTTTGGATGACGATAGCCAAATCCACGAAATCCATGCTAGCTGGGGCGGTAAGCCCGGTTATGTAGAGATAGAGATTTTGCCCTTGCAAAATGGTTCAGAATAAATATAGTTTATGAGATGCTGAAAAGCAGGGGAGGGGTTTCTCGCAAGGTGGCCCCTCCTTCAAACCTTGCGGAGTGCCCATAATGCCTTATAAGATTCCCGATTGGGACGTGTTCCAGAATTATAAGGACCGTCGCCCGCCATGGATTCGTTTCCATCGCACGCTACTAGATAATCGAAAATTCCAATCCCTTCCTCTATCGGCTCGCGCCATGCTGCCGATGATGTGGCTGTTGGCTACCGAGACTCAGGATTACATGAGCGGCATCGTTGACCTATCCGATGAGGATATTTGCTTCCGATTGCGTGTTACCCAGGCAGAGTTAGAGAAAAATATCGAATCGCTTGTAAGTAACTGTTTTATAGAAGTTGTACGCTTTGATACGGATTTGTACGAAAGCGTATCCCAGAGACAGAATACAGAGGCAGAGACAAAGACAGAGACAGACCCCAGAAAATCGGGGTTCATTTTGCCACCCTACATTAATCCAGATTCGTGGAAGCATTACTTGGATTTCAGGAAAGCTTCTAAGGGGGCGTTCACTCAGCACGCTGCTGAGTTGGCTTTAAAGAAGCTGGCCAAGCTTTACTCTGAGGAGCAGAATACAACCGACGTAATAGAGCAGACTATTGAAAGGGGGTATACCGGACTATTCCCCGTGAAAGCCGACTACTCACCCAAAAAGAAGCCGGGGGGTCTGGTAGTATGAAGCACTTTTACAACATCGAGGCCGAACAGGCCATACTTGGAACCCTGCTTTACAAGAATGAAGCATTTTACCAGTGCAGTGATTTGCGCGCCGAGCATTTCCATGATGAAACACACCAGCGGTTGTTTGATGCCATCACTCGGGCAATCTTGGCCGGTGAAACTGCCAACCCGGTCACGCTTAAAGAGGGGTTTGACGCCAAGTACCTTGTGGGCCTTTTAAACCATTCAGAGATAGACATCCGCAGCCATATCAAGCAACTGCCCGAGCTTTACGTGGGGCGAATCATTCAGCAGGCGGCAACCGATGTTCTTTATGGGGAATTAAGCGGCACTGAGGGCATGTCGGTGTTTTCCAATGCCTTGCTAGAGGCGGGGCAGTCTACGCTTTCCAGCCGCATTAAAACCGCAAAGCAGGTGGCGCTAGAGATTATTAACGCCATGGCTGAGGAAGTGCCGGTCTATTCAACTGGATTGCCGAGGCTGGATTTAGCCATGGGTGGGGGTCTGCATGAAAAGCGGATGTATGCCATTCCCGCTGATTCGGGAGCGGGTAAGACCTTGCTTGCGGCAACCATAAGTAACAACCTGAAAGCGCAGGACGTGCCACATTTGTACGTTGACGCAGAGATGGGCGAACAGGAAACCCACCAGCGCAGCATGGCTAAGGATAGCAAGGTTGATTCTCGGGGCTTCTATGACAAACAGCACCGTGGCGGAAACTTCTGGTCTGATTTGGGGCATCTAGCCAATAACGAAAAAGAATGTTTGGTTTACTACTCCGACCCCTTTATCACTTTTAATCGGCTGCAACAGGTTGTTTACGCCGCTGTTGTTAGAAACAAGATTAAGGGCTTTATACTGGATTACTTCCAGCTTGTTCGTGGTTGCCCGAAAGGACAAAACCCCGCTGACTTTATGGGGGACGTGGCGCAATGGATTGCCTCGATCTGCAAGCGTCATAGCATCTGGGCTTTGGTGACTGCCCAGCTAAACCGTGACGGCGAAGTGCTTGGGTCTGGCGGACTTAAAAGGGCTTGCGACCAAGTTTATAACCTGATTCGCCCGGATGAGTTTGAGCCGTATGCGTTCCTGAAGAACGAAAAAAGCCGCTATACCAAACGGATGAGTGTTGGCGATGAAGAAAACCCGAGTCTAAAAATCAACGAATTAGGAGGATATTTTGAGCAGTGTTAACGAGGCCATTCGGGCGATGGCAGAAAAATCTATTGATGAGCGCGCCAGATTCGTGAATGAAGTGCGCGCTATGCTGCATGAAATCAGCCCATTCAAAAGCGAGCCGGTGGATTTTGTGCGCTGGGTTAAGGCCCCCCAAGTAAGGGCGAATGATTACAACCCCAACAGCGTAGCCCCGCCAGAAATGGAACTGCTGCGGCTTTCGATTAGCGCCGATGGCTACACTCAGCCTATCGTCGCCATGACCGATGAGGATGCTTTCGAGGTTATTGATGGCTTCCATCGCCACCGCGTCGGCAAGGAGTGTAAGGATATTCAATCGCGTGTGCATGGCTACTTACCACTGGTAGAAATCAAATCAGAACGGCGGGGCAAGTCTGACCGCATGGCTGCAACGATTCGCCACAACCGCGCTAGAGGAAAACACAAGGTCGAGGCAATGTCGGATATTGTGATTGAGCTTAAACGCCGCAATTGGGCCGACGATAAGATTGCCCGTGAGTTGGGTATGGAGCAAGATGAGGTGCTGCGCCTATGCCAGATTAGCGGGCTTGCTGACATTTTCTCAGACCGCGACTTTTCGCAAGCATGGGAAGTTGAGGGCCATGTTACAGAGGATGATTTTGAGGTGGATGAAAACGAGGAATTTTACCCCGATGAATTGAAGAGCAAGAAGGTCGTTAACACTACTGACCGCGTGTTTCATACCTATGACAAATGGGAATGCCACAAGGCCGGTTTCTATGCCACCACGGTTAAAGGAAAGAACAAGAAACAATGCGAGGCCGAATACAAGGAGCTTCTAACCAATGAGGCCGAATTTAGGGGCGCGCTAGAAGTTGTCATTACTAGCTGGCCCAACTCCTGCGAACACTACCTAGGTAACAATGCCATGAACCGAATTACATGGTTAGGACAGGCCGCAGTTTGTGTCGGTAGGGGCATCCCTTCGGATTACAGCACGGGCTGGCAATTGTTAACCGAGTCCGAACAAGAAAGCGCTAACGAAATAGCTCTGCATTACCTCAATCGCTGGCTTGCTTCGCGGGGTAAAGAGCAAGTTGTCATGCAGGAAGCCCTAGCAAGCGGCAGACAATCGGAGATTTACTAATGAAGGTCTTTAAGAAAGAAAACGTCCTACAAGCCGCACAAAAGCGAATCAGCGACACATTCGATTCGGTCGAAAAGATTTACATCGCTTTCTCGGGCGGTAAAGACAGTTCGGTTATGTTCCATCTTGTGATGATGGAGGCCATGAAAAGACAGCGCAAAGTAGCGGTGATGTTTATTGACTTTGAGGCGCTGTATTCCGAAACCATTAGGCACGCGCAAGAGATGTTCGATATGTATGCAGAGTGGATTGAGCCGCATTGGGTTTGTGTTCCGATGTTACTCAGAAACGCCCTCACAAACTTTGAGCCGCAATGGGTGACTTGGGATGAATCCAAGAAAGATATATGGGTCCGTCAGATGCCGAAGTGGGCGAATACGTCCTATCCGTTCCTAGAAGGAAAGGTAGAGTTTGAGGAATTCATTGTGATGTTCGCGCAGTGGTATTCGGACGGCAAAACCACCGGAGGATTTATCGGCATTCGCGCCCAAGAAAGCTTGCACCGCTATTGCGCCATTGCCACATGGGAAAAGATTGGACTAACCTTGAATGGTTGGCGCTGGACTACCAAGACAGGCGAGAATTGCTGGAACATCTACCCAATCTATGATTGGCTAACTGAGGATATATGGACGTTCCATGCGAAATTCCCGCACTTGCCGCATAATCAGATTTATGACCGGATGCAGCAAGCGGGCGTACCGTTAAGCGACCAGCGCCTTTGCCAACCCTTTGGCGACGATCAAAAGCGAGGGTTGTGGCTTTATCACATCCTAGAGCCCGAAACATGGTCTAAGCTTGTAGCGCGCGTTGCCGGGGCTAACAGCGGAGCGGTTTATATTCAGGAATCCGGCAACATGACGGGCTACAACAAAATCAGCAAGCCAGAGGGGCATACGTGGAGGTCATTCTGTAACTTGCTTTTACAAACCATGCCGGAGCCAACCAGAAAGCATTACACCTATCGTTTCCAAAAGTTTATCATAAGCTGGAAACGCCGTGGCTATACAGAGATTCCCGATGAAGCCCCGCCCGAATTGGAGGCAAAGCAATGGGCTCCTTCATGGCGTAGAATGTGCAAAGTGCTATTGCGCAATGACTACTGGTGCAAGGGGCTAGGCCAGACTCAACCAAAAAGTGAGGCTTGGGCTAAGTTCAAGCAAATGAAAAAAGACAAGAAGCTAGCAGCAATTTAACCCCCACTACATAGCGAGGAAGATGATGTGTAATGATGTTTGGATTCACGGGAATGGGGCCCCGCTAAATTGCCCAACGCAGGGCGAATTGCAGAAAGAGCTTGGTGAGTTAGTGCTGGAGTCTGGTTATGCCAAGAACGCCTTTACCGATGAGATGTGTCTATGCCCGATTGACCTAGAAGTTACGGCAGCAAAGCACGGATATACGATGACGCACATTGACCCGACAACTGGCGTTAGCTGCGTGAAGTTGGGGAGGAAGTTTCAAGGCATCGAAATAGACGAGCGATTCTTCGACCTTGCATGCCGCAGAATCGAAGCGGCGGTGAGGCAACCCGATATGTTTTTGAAGGCAGAGAAACAGCCGCAATTTAATCTAACACCAACGACCAACCAGACTAACGAGGAGTAGGGAGATATGAGTAAGCCGCTAACAGCTAAAGAACGAATAGACCGCTATCATAATTTATCCTCGCATCTGCCCGTTTGTGAGGGCTTGAGGGTGTGGACCGATGAGGAAATAGAGGTACTGCGCGCGGCCCATAAGGTTCGCTTTAACGAGGATTGTCGTTCTGAAACATTGCTGACCACGGCGATGGCCGCAATCCGAATCTACCGTGACAGGTCGGAGAAGGATTGGAAAGGCCATTCTTGGAAGTACGTTGTGACCCCTAACGATACAAAGGAGCCTGCGTGACCTATCACGAAAACATTGGCCACTATTGGCAAGTCAAGCGAGCATGGCCGTTTGGTTGGGTAATGGTTTACCAGACTTATGATTGCTCCGGCTCCCCCTCAACGCTTGAGCATGAAGGTTGGTTCCCCTTCCTTTGGCTGGCAAGAAGCTACGCGCGGTATAAAAATAAACATGACTATTATGAGAACCTTTACGAGAAATAGGAGCAAGCAATGACCACCACAAACCAAGTGGATGAGTCCCACTCCATTACCAAACAGAAATTCATTGAAGTGTTCGCTGGCGGCAAGCGGTATCGTTTTGATGAAGAGGGCAATCTTGTGGCGATAGTTCTGCCGTATATTGAGGAGATTGACGATGCAAAATGAAAGGCAACTAGTAACCTTGGACGATGCGCTAGAAAAGGCAGAAGCGAAACTATTCTCCCGCATGCCTAATGCCGGAGAATTAGGATGGCGACCTTACACCCCTAAAGAACGCAAGATGCTGCGGCTTATGGCCTACACAATTCAATCGGAGGAATAACCACCATGGACAAAACCATCGAGAGTGAATTGACCATTGCCGATTATGAGGAAGTCCTAGCCGACAAACGCAGGCTAACCCGCGAGATAGACGTGGCTATGCACGGTGAGGAAGGAGCCGCTAAGCAAGCCAGCCTATGTGACCTAATTGAGCCAGCCAAGCGAATGAGGGCCGAAATCCAGCGACTGCGGGAGAGTTTGAGGAATGCTGCGGACCATTTGGACATTGCTTCTAGTTTCTTGCCGCAATTCAAGCTAGTGGCCGATAACTGCCGCAAAGCCTTGGGTGGTGAGTGTGCGTAAGGAAATCATAGGCGATTGCACGTTGCTTCTTGCTGACTGCCTCGATGCTTTGCCGGGGCTTAGTGCCGACATTGTGGTAACGTCCCCTCCCTATGATGACATGCGTGATTATGGAGAGACATTCACAGGCTTTGAATGGCGTAATTTTATTGAGCCTATTAGTGATGTTCTTAATCCCGGTGGCGTACTCGTATGGAATGTGGCCGACCAACACGTGAAAGGTTCGGAGACCGGAAACTCCATGCGCCAAGCGCTAGCCTTTATGGATGCGGGGCTGAGGCTTCATGATACCATGATATACAGCAAGCCCTCCTTCTCCTTTCCCGAAAGCAATCGCTACCCCCAGACGTGGGAATATATGTTTGTTTTCTCTAATGGAGCCCCCAAAACTTTCAACCCGATAAAGGACAGAAAAAACATTCATTCTGGCTCCACGGTACATGGCACTCAGCGACAAAAAGATGGAACCACTATCCCAGCCTCGGGCAACGGCAAGGTACTTTCGGAATACGGATCGCGTTATAATATTTGGCTCATAAACAACCGAGAGGCAGACAATACTGGCGAACATCCCGCGCCTTTCCCGTTGACATTGGCAGCTGACCACATTCGCACATGGACTAAGGGCGGAGAAACCGTAATCGATCCATTTATGGGCTCTGGCACTACCGGGGTTGCTTGTGCAAAATCAGGACGCAAATTCGTTGGAATCGAACGAGAACCCAAGTATTTCGACATCGCATGCAAAAGAATCCAAGAGGCTTACAGTCAGCCGGATATATTCCCCGAAACCTTAATGTGAAAATAATGGTTTGGTGAGTGATCGAAAATAATTCACTTCGGGACGTTTTTTCTATTGACGGGGTGTTTTGTTTGTGGGATAAAGAATCAACAGCAACCAAGGAGAATACCGTGACCTACATAATCGACGGCTACAAATTCCAAACCGGCAACCCGGTTGCCACCACTAACCTGACGTTTTTCTCGCAGCGTCATCTCTGGGCGCTGAACACAGATGCAGCCCGTGCCGAGCTAAAGCGCCGAGCCGCTATTTTGAAAGGGTTTTAACATGAACAATCGTCAGCACACTGCTAAAATGCTCGCTTTTGTCCGCATGCACCTACGCAAACACGCCCTGAAAGAATTAGAGCTACCCAAACCATCTAAAGTCTGGAACGACGGCGATCATAAGATGTTGGAAATGTTAACTAGCGTGGTTACGATTAACGAAGACGCTCACGGACTGGAAGATGTCTAGTATAGCTCTTTAATTTCTAGCCACTTACGGCCTATTGACTTTACTGATGGGCCAAGATAACATTCCGTTATCGAAACGATTAATAAACAAAAGGTTCTTTCCCGATGGTCGATATGACCCTAAAGCCCGGAGAGGGTAAGCAGCGCAAACTCATTCGAGATGCCTTGTTGGCCGTGGAGCGCAATGACCCAGCCCGCTTAAAAAGACTAGCTGAAAAGTGGTGGGACCGCGCTGAGGATGACCAGATGGCGGTTAATGCTTTGGCTGATCGCCTAGACGGCAAGCCGGTGCAAATGATTGCGGGCGACCCAGAGGGTGAGCCTGTCCAGTTGAGTGGGAAGATTGAGATTGTCCATGTTAAACCCTAGCCTCACATCAAAGCGCGACAGTATCGAGAAGGCTACTGAGGTATTGACTATTCGTGCTAATCGCGAAGGCTTAACGCCGGGGCCGGTGGAGCGTGTGGTGAATGAGGATGGAACCTATACCTACACAATGCTAATTCCGAATGAGGGTTGAGCTACCTGAGAAAATGGCGGCAACGCTATTCCAGCCCAAGCGGTATAAGGTCTATTGGGGTGGTCGTGGCGGGGCAAAAAGCCAGAGCATTGCCAGAGCCCTATTAGTCGAGGGCTACAGCACCAAGCACAAGATACTCTGCGCCCGTGAGATACAGAAATCCATCCAAGACTCAGTGCACAGCCTCCTGAAGGAGCAGATAGAGCAACTGGGCCTCACTAGCTTCTATGAGGTACAGAAATCCACCATACTAGGTAAGAATGGCACCGAGTTTCTATTCGCCGGTCTGCGTTCAAACATCGCCAACATCAAATCAATCCCCAACATCACACGGGCGTGGATTGAGGAAGCACAGAGTGCCAGCACCACTAATATCAAGACGCTTGCCCTTACTGTACGTGCGCCTGATTCAGAGATATGGCTGAGCTTCAACCCAGACCTAGAAGATGACTCGATTTATCAGGAGTACGTGATAGACCCACCCGATGATGCGATAGTCGTTAAAATCAATTATGACGACAACCCCTTCTTTCCTGAGGTGCTGAGGAAGGAAATGGAGAGCGATAAGAAGCGCAACTATGCCAATTATGAGCATGTATGGCTCGGCAAGCCCAAACAAGCTGTAGAAGGCGCTATCTTCGCGGAGGAGCTACGCCTAGCCGCAGAGCAACACCGCATTACTAAGGTGCCGCCATTACCCGCTATTCCAGTGCAAACCTTCTGGGACTTAGGTCAATCGGATAACACGGCTATTTGGTTCATTCAGATCGTGGGGCTTGAGTTCCGTGTGATTGATTACTACCAAGCCTCAGGCTTTAAGATGAGCCATTACATCGAGGAACTGCAAGCACGTGGCTATCTGTATGATGAGCATTGCCTACCCCATGATGCTGAGCATGAGCAACTGGCGGCTAAGTCCACTATTAGGCAACAATTGCAAGACGCATTGAGGGACAACCCCAAGCTGGGCAAGACAGTGCGCATTGTTCCCCGTATCCCCAAGAAAGCCCTTGCCATTGACGCGGCGCGCTCTATATTCAGCCAGTGCGTGTTCGATAAGGAGAAGACCAAGGATGGCCTGCAATGCTTAAGGCATGCGGCTTATGCTAAGGATTTAGAGACAGGCCGGGTGAGCAAAGAACCGAAACACGACATATGGAGCCACGGCACGGATGCATTCATGGGCTTCGCTCAGCATTACAAACGACCCGGGACACAGCAACACAAATCCATTATGATGGGGTGATATGAAACAGCTATTCCACGCAGTAATCCCAACGAATGACCCGAAAGCTGTAGAGGCTATCAAGAAGGACATAGGCGCAGCGGCCAGCGAAATGGGCTTTAACCATAGCGGCAGTGGCACCAGCTATCTTGGCCAAGGCTGGACCGTCACGAAGGTGGACAACGGGTGGCGTGTAGAGGGTGAGTTCTATACATAATGTGGTGGACAATCCCTAATTGATTGCTTATACTCCCCGTAATTGCTTCATCCCGGCGGTCAAACGCATATCCGATAGTAATGCATTAAAGGGGTGTGATGTCGGATATTCTTGAGCAGGCGAAAGCCCACTTTGAGCTAGCCAAAACAGGTTGGAGCCAAATCTATCAAAAGGCGCTTGCCGACCTTCACTTCCTTTCCGATGAGCCTTACGCGCAATGGGATGCCTCAGAGGCTAACGCACGGATTAAAGTAGGACGCCCAACGGTCGAGATTGACCAGCTCAGCCAATTCACCCACCAAGTAGTTAACGACATCCGCCAAAACACCCCCGCGATTCATGTATTGCCGGTGAGTGATGGCGCTGACTTGGAAACTGCCGAGATGATAGCGGGCCGGGTTAAGGCTATCGAATACAAGAGCAACGCTGACGCAGCCTATGACATGGCGGCGGATTTCTCTGTTAAGTCATCCATTGGCTTTATTAGTGTCGACCATGGGTATGTAGATTCCCGTTCGTTTGAGCAAGAGCTGCGCATTCGCCGGGAGATTAACCCCCAAGCTATCTATATCGACCCCCGCAGCGTTGAGCTAGACGGCAGTGACGCGAAGTTCGCCTTCCGCCTAGATACAATCAGCGTTGCCGAATTTAAGCGCAAATACCCTAACGCAACTCCCCTGTCATGGGGCGAGGATGCACCGTCGAAAGCCCCCGAGGATTCCGACACCATTACGGTAGCGGAATATTTCTATATCGTGGATGAAGAAACGGAAATGGGCTTGCTTGATGACGGCACCCAAGAACCTGTATCGGGGAAGAAGAAATACAAGCGCACCCGCAAGATTAGTACGCCCAAGGTTATGCGGTGCTGGCTGGCTTTAGAGGATGTGCTGGTAAAGCCGTCAAAGTTCCCCGGCAAGTATATCCCCATTGTCCCTGTGTATGGTGAAGAGGCGTGGATTGAAGGCAAGCGGAATCTCTACAGCCTTATCCGCAAATCCAAGTCATCGCAGACCATGTATAATATGTTAAAATCCTCGGAAACTGAGGTATTGCTAAAACAACAGCAAGCCCCCGTTCAGGCTGCCGTTGGACAGATGCGCGGCTTTGAGGATGACTGGAAGCAACCCGATAAGGCGATGGTGCTTTACTACCACACGACCGATGCGAACGGCGTGGCCGTTCCGCCTCCGCAACGATTACAGCCGCCCCAAGTATCGGCAGGGTTCGCTAACGCCTCGCTTGATGCAGAGAACAATATCCGCAAAACCCTTGGCATGTACAACGCTGGCGTGGGTAAGCGTGAGGGTGAGCAATCCGGCATAGCCCTCAAGCAACTAGAGATGAGCGGTGACACAGCTTCCCTTCACTTCGGCGACAACCTAAATAAATCCGTGGCTCATGTTGGTAAGATTGTTGTTTGCGCATTGCCTGAGATTGAAGATACCCAGCGCGAAGTTTCCATTATAGGCAAAGAAGATGAGATTAAAACCATCGGCATCAACGGGAAAATGGTCGAGGGGCAAGAACGTACTTACGACTTTACTAAAGGCGAATACGATGTGCGCGTGATAGCAGGGCCATCCTTCACCACGCAGCGCCAAGAAGCTGGTGCCATGTACGCTGACTTAATCGGCAAGATGCCAGACCTCATGCCCATTATTGGAGACTTGGTGTTTAAGTATCAGGATGCACCGGGCAGCCAAGCAATCAGCTCGCGCTTGAAAAAGATGATTGACCCCAAACTGCTCGATGAGCAGGAGCGCGATAAGAACGGGCCGAATCCCGAGGTTGAAGCCGTGAAAGCCGAGGCTACGCAGGTTATTGAGGCCGCTAAAGCGCAGATTGATGAGATGACCGCTGAGCTTCAGAAATTGCAAGCCGACCAAAGCGTTAAAGCTGCGGACATCGCGGTTAAACAGGAAGACGTGAAGTTGAAACAGGCGGAATTGGCCCTTAAACAAGAAGAGTTGGAGTTTAAGAAAGCCGAAGGCGCTGCTAAGTTCCAGATTGAAAGCAAGAAACTTGATGTTGACCTAGCCACTAAGCGCATGGATGCAAAAGCTACTGCTACGCCTGACCAAATCATGATTGACCCTGAATTGCATGAAGGCCCATCGCCTATGGTTACGGTAGTGGAACAATTGGCAGCCGCATCGGAGCGCCAGACTGCATTGCTTGCAGAGATGATGGCCCAAAGCTCGCAGCAAACCGCACAGGCTATTGTGCAAAGCAACGCCCAACTGGCCGCAGCAATCAATAAACCTCGCGAGATCATCAAGAATCGTGACGGCACTATTGCTGGGGTTAAGTAATGCCCGTCAATCATGTCAAAACGAACAGCATCGCGGATTGGACGCAGGCGGACCTTGATGCTCAGATTGCGCTCGGCAATTTCCCGCCGGGTACGCTCTTAGCGGATATTGTACTTCCTAGTGATTGGAACGACGACCACACAAACCCCGATATTGCTGATATCACCGGGCTACAGACCGCACTTGATGGCAAGGTGGATGAAAACGCCGCCATTACCGGGGCTACTAAGACAAAGATAACTTATGATGCAAAGGGCCTAGTCACAGCGGGGACTGATGCGACCACTGCGGATATATCCGATAGCAGCAACAAGCGCTATGTAACAGACGCACAGCTAACTATTCTGGGGAATACATCTGGCACCAATACCGGCGACCAAACCTCCATCGTAGGCATCACCGGCACTAAGGCGCAATTCGATACCGCGTGCAGTGATGGCAACTTCCTTTATGTTGGGGATGTCACTCAATACACCGACGAAATGGCGCAGGATGCTGTGGGTGCGATGGTCAACAGCTCGCTCACCTACGTTGATGGGACTCCCTCGCTGGGCCTGACATCGCGCACCATTAACGGCACTGCTTTTGATGGCACTGCCAACATTACAGTAACAGCAGCGGCTGGAACGCTAACGGGTGGGACTCTAGCCGCCGGGGTTACTGCATCATCTCTCACCAGTGTCGGTACTATTGCAACGGGTGTGTGGCAAGGGACAGCCGTTGCTGACACCTACATCGCAAGCGCGGCCACGTGGAATGCTAAGCAATCAGCCATTACCTTCGGGACCGGAGTACAAACTGCCCTAGGCGTGAACATTGGCAGTGCTGGCGCTCCCGTACTATTTAACGGCGCGGGCGGCACGCCATCAAGCCTTACTGGCACGAATATCACCGGAACGGCAGCAGGTCTAACGGCTGGCAATGCGACGACCCTCGCCACCGGACGCACCCTCGCCATCACGGGCGATTTAGCATGGACTTCCCCTTCATTTAACGGCTCGGCAAACGTCACCGCCGCCGGAACGCTGGCCACGGTCAACGCTAACGTAGGTTCATTCACTAACGCGAATATTACAGTGAACGCCAAGGGGCTAATTACCGCCGCTGCGAATGGCACAAGTGGCGGCGGTACTTCCGTAACGATTGCAGGTATTTCCCAAGCCTCGCACGGCCTTGCCGTCGGTGAAGCGGTTTACTACACTGGAACGATTTACGATGAAGCCATAGCCACCAGCGCAGCAGCGGCGGAAGTTGTGGGCATTGTAAGCAATGTTACGGATGCGAACACGTTTGACTTAACCGTCGCTGGACAGGTTACAGGGCTTTCCTCACTCACCGCTGGGGGGGTGTATTTCCTTAGTGACACCGTGGCTGGACAACTGACCCTAACTGAACCTTCGACTGCCGGTAGGATTTCAAAACCAGTATTGGTGGCCACATCAACTACAGCGGGCATCATCGTCAACTATCGCGGCTCGGTGATTAGCTCGGCGAACTCTGCAACCGCTTACACATCCATCGGCCTCGCAAAAATGATTTCTCTCGGGGCAACACTTTAAGGAGCATCTATGACGGCGAACATTAACCCCATTTACGGTAGAACCTCGGATGTGCAAGTAGGCGGTGCCATTATCGGAACCAACGCTAACACGGCAACGGACGGGACCGGCGCTAACACGTCCCTAATTTATACCGCTGACGCAACAGAGGGCAGCTATGTTTACACAGTGCGCCTTAAAGCTGTGTCAACCATTGCGGCGACGGTCGCGCGGTTGTGGTATTGCTCGGCAACCGGAGCCTTTTCGGCAGGAACGACCAACACAGCCGCGAACACTACTATGATTGCGGAAGTAACCATCGCAGCATTCACCGCCTCTAACACACTGGCAGCGCCTACGTATGAAATCCCTGTGAATATGCCGCTTCCTCCCAGCACTAAGTTGTTGATGACATTCGGCACGAGCACGGGTGCAGCGACTACTGGATTTAATCCCCTTACTGTAGCGATGAAATACTAATGTGGCCTCAGGACATAGGCACACGCCAAGGAACGACGCAATGGGATGTGTACGGAGCTCCCGCAAGCGCTACTACAACCAATTCGTGGGATGTGTGGACTAAGCCTTGGGGCTGTTCGTGGGTTTACTTCCTATTGATTGCCGCAGGTGGTGGCGGTGGTAAAGGAGCAGGCGGAGCCGCGACAGTCGCCTCTGGTGGTGGCGGGTCTGGCGGCATCAGCAGACTTACGATTCCCGCATTCTGTTTACCCAATACCGTTTATCTCCGCGTTGGGAGCGGAGGTCTTGGCGCAACAACCAGCGCCAACGGCACCGCAGGAACGCAGTCTTATGTTTCAATGCAACCCAACACCACGGCAGCTAACTTAATCCTCACCCAAGCTGGGGGCGGGGGTGGAAGCGGTGCCGCTTCCCAAACAGCAGGCGCAGCCGGTGCTGCGGGCGTAGCTACTGCCGCGCCATTTATTGGATTAGGCATGTGGACAACTGTTGCTGGTCAAGCAGGCACGGCTGGCTCTGCTGCTGCGAACGGCGCAGTTACGGCTGTAACGTGGGGGGCGGCGGGCATCCCATTATCAGGTGGTGGCGGGGGTGGAAACGGCACTGCTGCAGGTGGGAACGTAACCGGCTCTGGTTTGATGCCAACTGCTTCGGGAGGTGTGGGGACTACTGGCGGTGCTGGCCTTATAGGCTTTAATTCAAACAAACTTATTTCCCCGCAAGCATTCTCCACCTTCCCGGCTCTTTTCTTTGCGGGTGGAACTGGTGGGGGTGGGCATACTACAGGCGCAGCCGGAGCAGGTGGGAACGGCTCCTATGGTTGTGGTGGCGGGGGTGGAGGAAACTCAAGCGCAGGTGGCGGCACTGCTGGCAACGGCGGGAACGGTGGTGACGGCTTACTAATTATAGGGGCTTGGTAATGGCTAATAGTGCGCTCATCACACAACAAGTAAGCCTAACAACCGGAGTTACTGGAACGCTACCTGTAGCTAACGGGGGGACGGGCGTCACTGCATCAACTGGCAGCGGCAGCACTGTGCTGGGCACAACTCCCACCCTTAATCAGGCAAACCTAGTTGGGACCACAACGAACAACAACGCAGCGGCTGGTTCGGTTGGTGAATACATTGAAGCAGCCCTAGCTTCCGGTTCGGCCATATCCCTGACCACTTCCACCGCTGCTAACGTGACCTCTATTTCCCTTACGGCGGGCGACTGGGATGTATGTGGGAGCGTGAATCTAACACTTGGTGCCACCAGCAGCATCCAGTTCATTACCGTTGGAACTAATAGCACTTCCGCCACCATGCCAACAGCGCCCGATGCATCGCGCAATGGACAATTCACTGCGGCCACTATTCCTACTACGATAACAACAAGCCATGCCGTTGGGACAAAGAGATATTCTCTCTCTGCCACAACCACGATTTATTTGATTGCGCTTTGCACCTTCATCTCAACGGCCCCAGCCGCCTACGGCATCATTCGCGCACGGCGGGTGAGATAATGTACGGCGCTTTCCAAACTGCGTTCCAGCTAAACGCCTTTCAGATTTTATCTGCTGGCGTTGCCCCGGTAGCAGAAACGATTGTAGGCGATCAACCCACCCGGCACAGCCATGAACTCTATGAACGCCGCCAACGTGAATTGGAAGCCAAGCAAGAACTAATCATCCAAAAGAAGCTGGAAGCCCAAGCCCTCTTAGTCCGGCAGGCAGAGGAAGCCCAGCGCGAGCAAACCAAACAGACGGCCCGCCAGCTAGCAGCAATGCGCAAAGCCAAGGCGTTGCTTGAAAAAGAAATTGAAGATGAAATGCGTTTACTCGCGGCTCTTGATGAGCAAATGAGAATCAACCGCCACAATGATGAAATGCTGGCGTTGATATTAGCCTGCCCGTTTTTCACTATTCATTAATTTAACGCTTGCAAACTAGAAGGAATTAAGTATCATGGACGTTGAAGCTGTAATCGCCGAGGCATCATCCGATGCATTAAAGGTCGAGGCTACCGAGGTAGCAGAGGCAACCGCAACCCCCGTTGAAACTAACGAGCCGGAACCAGCAGAGAAGCCAGCAATTAAGCCGGATTCAGAGCTAACACCGGAGCAGCTAGCCAAGCGCGAGGCGAACCGGAAATCCCATCAGAACAGCCAATTAGCCAAGATGCGCCGTGAGCTTCGTGAATTGCGCGAAGTAACCGCTGCGCTGCTAGCGCCCCAGCCTGCCAACCAACCTCCCCAGCCACCCCGTGAAGATGATTTTTCTACTTGGGATGAATTGCGGGCAGCGGAAAAGCAATACTATAAGGACGTTGCCACTTGGGAATTGAAACAGGAATCCCCACAATCCGCACCCCAACAAGAATTGCCTCCGCAGTTTACTGAGCGGGTCAATCAACTTGAAAAGCAAGAAATGGAAATTGCCAAGCAATTGCCGGATTACGAGCGAACGGTGTACGGTGAGTACGGTGATTTTATGAATAACTTGCCGCCCCAAGTAGCGCAAGCCCTTATCGAGGCAGAAACGCCCATGCTGGCGGTTTATGCATTAGCGAAGGAGGGTAGCCTTGAAGCACTTGAGGATTTGTCACCTTATCGCATTTCTATGGAAATCGGCAAGGCGGAGATTCGTGGGCAGCAATACCTAAACCAAAAACGCACCACCAACGCTCCCCCTCCCATGGAAGCAGCGCGAGGCACCGGCAAAGCTGGCAAGTCGCTCTACGAAATGCCGATGGACGAGCTTCTCAAAAAGTTCAACTAAAGGAAATTTATAATGACCAACACTAATATTAACACAATTAAGAACAATGCTGGCGTTATTGCCAAGCTCGCCGCTGGCGTGTTTGTCGATAACCTGCAATTCTGCAAAAGCATCGGTCAAGCCGACGCTTCTGATTACAAGGGCAAAAACGGCTATGCTGCCGGTGATACCGTGTATATCAACAAGCCCGCTCGCCCGGAAGTCGGTACTTCGTTTGACATCACCTCGTCCATCGGTTCGCTGGCAGAGGAAAAAGTGGCCATGCCGCTTGATATTATCGCAGTAACCAGCTTTGATCTTGACTCGCAGGAGCTTGCATCGACCGTAAACCTCGATAGCATTTTCAATCGTTTCATCAAGCCTTATACAATGGGCATGGCTCAAGAAATTGAGAAAACCTACCTTGAGCGTGCCGTCATCAACACCCCGAACCTTGTCGGCACACCCGGCTCGACGGTGTTCAATACCACCACCATGCTTTCGGCTGGAGTGAAGCTGGACGAGTTCTTGGCCCCGATGGATGGCGAGCGTTACGCTCTGCTGTCGCCTTCGGCTCAAGCCTCGGCTCTTGATTCGCGTAAATCGTTTGTACAAGCTAGCGATGAGCTCGCTAAGCAGTACAAGCGCGGCCTGATGGGTACGGCTGACGGCTTTACCTACATGAGCAACAACCTCGTTCCCCGCATCACTAACGGTGTAGATGTATTGGGCTTTGCTGTGGAAGCTTCTGTTGTTGCAATCAGCAACGGCATGGCGACCCTTGGCATTGATGGCGTGACCAGCGGCGCTACTATCCCCGCTGGTACGGTGTTCACCATCGCAGACGTGTACGCAGTGCACCCGCAAACGAAGGTTAACCTTGGCTACCTGCAGCAGTTCACCACGACTGCGGCAGTAACCGAAACCGCTGGCAACTCGGTAACGCTCCCCATCTACCCGGCGATTTACTACACCACGACTGACCCACGTCAGAACGTGAGTGCTGCGCCGGTTGATGAGGCAGCGCTGACCATCCAAGTTGGCTCGGCTTCGACCACCTACACCAACAGCCTTGTTTACCACAAAGATGCTTACCGCATGGTTTCGGTGCCGCTGGTACTGCCGACCGCTGCTGAGTATGCTGAACAGTACACCTACAAGGGTATGACCCTTGCGATTGTACGCTCGTGGGACATTCTCAAGCGCCGCATGATTACCCGCCTCGACTTCCTTGGCGGCTTTGCTCCGGTTCGCCCTGAATGGGGGGCAAGAATCACCAGCTAAGCTGTTGATTTATTACTACTAACTAACGTGGGTGGACAGCGCCTTTTCAATTGTCCACCCACTTTTAAGCCTAGACCAAAGCGTACCGTAATTAATACCCAACTTAGTAGCCCAGTCTGCAATACACATCGTCTCGTTGTTAAAAGTGATAAGATTGTTTCGGCTGTAATTCCTGTTCTGTTGGGATCGTGTTGACCACCTACAATTAGACGGCTCGTAATCGCCGTTATTATCCACCCGGTCTAACGTTAGACCAACAACAAAAGAAGGGGCCATATCTTCATTAAAATTATGAAATTGCTGCCATCGTTCGCAAACGGTTATGCCTCTGCCGCCATATCTAGGGTATCTTTTATTCTTAGTATTACCGCAGCGGTCAATCATCCCCCGCCAGACAGCGAACATGGGCGAACCCCAAGCCCCGTGCTTGGTGACGCGCTCCTTATGATAGCAACCGCAGCTTTTGGCCCCTCCGTTCTTGATTAAGCCTACTAGGACGTATCGAACCGGAGAACCACAAGAGCATTGGACAAGGGCATATTTAGGGTAGCTATCTGGTTTCCTAAAAATACCCAAGACAGTGTATCTGCCATAAGTTTTACCAATTTCTACTACTGTGGATTTCGTTTCTACATATTCCATATCAACTGACTCCCGGTTAATGTGTAATATGTATAACTAATTAAACTAGACTGCAAAGGATTAAGAATGGCCCAGAATAAAGTAGTAAACGTGGGTGTCCTGACGGATGACACGCGTAAAATCATTAACGATAACTTTGGTGATATTTCCAAAGTAACCACCGCTTTCACGCAAAGTAACAGCACGGCACTTGCTAACGTAGTTGGTCTGTTGACCGATACTCTTCAGCCCGGCACGTATGATGTGGATATTAACCTCATCACCACGGCTGGTGCTTCAGGTGGCGTCAAGCTTGCTCTTAAATGGGGCACCGCTTCCATGATCACCGCGACGGCTTTGTCGGTGCAGGCTAACAGCGCAGCGGCTACCGCTAACACGACCTTTACGACCTCGACGGACGCCGCCTCGCTTCTTGCTGGCACTGCTGCTTATGTGAACGTAAAAGTGCGCGGTACTATCACCGTTGCTTTGGCTGGAACGATTCAGCTTCAAGCGGCCCAGAACGTATCCGATGGCACCGCTACTACGGTTGCCTTGGGTTCGACTATGAAGTTCACTGCCATTGGCGCAACGACTCCCCTATCGGCGGTGTAGCATGGCGATTCGCTCTACTACGCCATCGGTGGCTATCTCGGCTTCGACTAGCTCGGCAAGCGCGGCTATTCCTAGTAACTTTACTGGGTATATCCGCGTGGTCAACCCGACCACTGCGTTGTGCTATGTTAATACTGGGGATTCGGGCGTCACTGCCACGGCATCTAACATTGCTGTTGGTGCGTATTCCGAATTGACTCTTCAAACGACTGTTGGCGATACGCATGTTGCTGTTTTGCTTTCAGCAAGCACGGGAATGATTGCGGTATCTCCTAGCTACGAGGGATAATGTCTGTAACAGCGCGGCAATTAATCACGCAATCCCTACAGAAAATAGGCGCGTTGGTGAAAGGCGAGGCTCCTGATGCTGATGAGGCACAGGACGCTTTGCGTTCGCTCAACGCGCTTATTTCTTCATGGAGTAATGACTCGTTAGTTATTTACGCCAGAACATGGGAAACTTTCTCTCTCACTGGCGCGGCTAGCTATACGATAGGAACGGGCGGCAATTTCAACACTTCTCGGCCCACCAACATTGTCGCGGCTTATACTCGCAGCGGAACTATTGATTACCCCATCACCATTATTGATGATGAAGCATTCAGCACCATCGCTTACAAGGCATTGCAGGGGCTTGACCAATTCCTAAACTATGACAACGCTTACCCTTTAGGCAATATCAGGTTGTGGCCTGTCCCGTCGTCCTCTTACACGCTATTCATGCTTACGGAAAAGCCTCTTACGGAAATCGCTACGCTTGATACGGTAATTGCGTTCCCTCCGGGCTGGGAGCGTGCTTTAGTTTATAATCTAGCTTTAGAGCTGGCCCCGGAATATTCCCAGCAACCAGATGCTTCGGTAGTAAAGATTGCCAACGATTCTCTTGGTTTGATGCGTAGCAAAGTGGCTCAGGTTCGTGGGATGGATGCTTATCCGCAAGTTCTTAGTTCGCGCAATATCTACTCCGGCTGGGCTTACTAATGAAAATAGGTCTGGTTGGTTCCAGCTATCAGCAACGCTCCTTGCCTTTCGATGCGCAGCGCACTATCAATCTTATCCCGCTTAAAGATAAGCAGGGCGCTGATGTATCTTCGCTGCTTGGGACACCCGGACTTACATTACGTGATGTCTGTGGCCCCGGTCCAGTAAGAGGCGTTTTCTCAGCCGCCAACGGAAGGGCCTTTGTTGTTTCTGGCGCTACCTTTTACTCCATCCCAAGCAAAGATACATCCACGGTTGTATTTAATTACGGGCTTCTCAATACTTCATCCGGTGCGGTGACATTCGCAGATAACGGCGTCCAACTGGGTATCTGTGACGGGACTTATGCTTATACCTTTACTTACGCCACCGACACGCTGGCGCAAATAACCGACGTTGATTTCCCCGCTTCGGTTGGCGGGATAGATTTTATCGACGGCTATTTCGTTGTAAATGAGAATGACACGGGTAAATTCTTTATCTCTGCCCTCTATGATGGGACGTCATGGGACGCGCTGGATTTTGCCACAGCGGAGAGCAGCCCGGATAAATTGGTAAGAGCGGTCAACTTTGTTGGGCAGCTTGGGTTATTCGGTGAGAACACATTAGAGATATGGCGCAACACCGGGGATAGTTTATTTCCATTTTCACGCATTTCAGGCTCGACTCCGATTGGCACTTTATCGCCTGATACGATTGTAAGCCTCGACACATCGGTCTACTGGGTGGGCAATAACAAAGAGGGTTCCGGCATCGTTTACAAGGCGCAGGGATTCACCCCCGTAAGAATATCAACCGAGCCTATTGAGAAAATCCTCCAAGCCGACCCCAACCCAGAACTGTTACGGGCATGGACCTACCAACAGGGAGGCCATGCTTTCCTTGTTATCACTGGAAGCTCTTTAAGCACTTCGGTAGTTTATGATATATCCACGGAAGAATGGCACGAGAGGGCTTTCCTTAATCCTGATGGGTTCTATGAGCAGCATCTTGGATCGTGTTGCATGCAAGCTTTCGGCAAGCAAATTGTAGGTGATCGTCGTAATGGAAACGTCTACATCATGTCGCTAGATACTTATTCCGATAATGGCGCAGCAATTAAAAGAGCCCGTATATATACGCATCTTTTGGATGAGCTTAAGCCAATCAAATACAGCAGACTCACGATAGGGGTCGAAACTGGCGTTGGGTTGCAAACAGGCCAAGGCTCTGACCCTAAAATTGCACTTCGTGTTAGCAGGGATGGCGCGAGAACATGGAGTGATTACTTCACCAAACCCATCGGAGCAGTGGGTAAATACCTCACTGAGGTAACTTTCCGCCGGTTGGGGATTCAACAAATCTGCACTTTCGAGGTGAGTATTAGCGATCCGGTCAAGGTCGCGATTACTGGGTCGTATCTGTCATGAGTATTCCCCTCTTACCTCCCAAGACAGAGCCGATTGTGGACCGCAAGGATTTATTCGCCACGCTGCCTTGGGTCGCTTTCTTAGAGGAAATGGCATCGGGTGATGCGGGGACGGCATGGACGCCGACCTTCACTGGTTTAACGGAAGTGGGGACTGCAACAAAAACCGGGGTTTACTATCGGATTTCGCAAAAGCTCACTTATTACAGGATTATCATTACCCCCGGCACAAACACCAGCTCTGTTCTAGGAATGACCTATTGCGATAATTTCCCACTGACAATCAACGCTAGTGGCTTGGTGGTTTCGCTGAGCGGGTCCACTGCGGTTTTATCCGGCTCCACCCCCTCACCAAAAAGAATATACACCGGCGACTGGTCACTTATTACAAATCCCATCACCATTGTTGGAATAGTGGAGGCCAATTGAGTTTTCTTCTAAAATACCCCGGCGATTATTGGGTGGATGAGGAAACCCTAAAGCTTGCCAAAGAATCCTTGCCTTTAATGCGGGCTTTCCATGAACAGGAAGGCCGCGAAACCCCCCCCGAATATCCGCTCAGGAAAATCATTAAGGAGCCGCTGCGGGAGGTTTATACCGTACCCTTCTTGAACCCCAAGCTTTGCAAAGTCATCATCGAACACGCCAAGAAGCACGGCTTCAAGCCCAACGATGAAGAAGATGAGCTGAGGCAAATCCCCGAATATATCTTAGAAGGTGAAGTTAAAGAGGCTTTCACCCAGCTAACCAAGAGCATCCTTAATCCTGTTTTTATGAGTATCTGGCACACTGCAATAAAAGATGCTCATATTCAGGTTGCCAACTATAATGTACGTGACAAACGCCAAGGAGCGTGGCATCATGACCGTAGCGCGGATATTACCGTTGTTGTGCCGCTGAATACTGGTGAGTATTCGGGCGGCGGTACTGAGTTCTTGTGGCGGGGTGCAGTTAACCCCCTTCCGACCGGCACCGCATTAATATTCCCCTCTCTAACGCATATGCATCGCGGGCTACCTGTTGATTCGGGGGACCGTTTTTTATTAGTCTTTTGGTTAAAGGTCGATCATGAATCCTGAAGAATTAGCTGCGCAGGGTCGCGGCGGTGATACTGAGTTAGCGCACGTCATGGAAGGGGAAATGATGATTCCCCCCGGCGTGCTTTCGCCTGAGCTTATGCAAGCTATCATGGCTGAGATGGAAGCTGCTGGCATTGACCCTGAAGGCCACACAGTAGGCCAAGGCATGAGTATCAACCCCGAAACGGGCTTGCCTGAGTTCGGGTTTGGAAAGGTGTTTAAGAAGGTCGGCAAGCTGATTAAAAAGGTGGCTGCTAGCCCTATCGCGCCGATTGCTCTAAGTGTTCTAGCCCCCGGCCTTGGCACTTCTATCGGTGCGGGTTTAGGCGCGACTGGTGCCGCTGCTTCGGGCCTTGGCGGCGCTGTTCTTGGTGGTGGTTTGGGTTTAGCTGGTGGGGGTGGCATTAGGGGCGCTCTTACTGGTGCTATAACCGGAGGCGCTGGCAGTTATCTCAACTCGGGCGGCGCAAGCAATATCTTTGGCGGAACCAGAGTAGGAAACGCACTTGGTCTTGGTAGCACTCCCGGCACCACTGCGTTCCTCGACAAAGCTGGTGCTTCAGGTGGCTTGCGTGGCTCCATTAGCAGCCTCGGCGGGTCGAGTCTGAGCGGCGCAGGCGGTGGTTCATCGTTCAGCCCGCTAGGCTTGGCTGCGAATGCCTTTGGCGCATACTCGCAGGATGACACCTTAAAGAAACAGCAAAGGCAACTGCTTGCTGCTAACCAGCAACAGCTCACTAATCTTGACAGTTTCGACCCGTCTGGCATCACGAAGGACCCCGGCTATCAGTTCAACCTAGAACAGGGTCAACTTGGCTTGCAACGTGGTCTGGGTGCCGCTGGTAATCTGCAATCGGGCCGCGCACTTAAAGCGGCTTCGGAATATAACCAGCAATACGCGCAGAATGCCTTTAATGACTACTACCAGCGTTGGGCGCAGCGTGTCGGCGGCCAGAATGCCCTATACGGCGCTGGCGGCGATGTCCGTGCCAACGCGACAGGCGCACGCGGTCAGAATATCAGCCAATCACTGAGTAATGCGTTGGGCGTTCCTGTTGGCCAATACGGTCAAGGTATGACCTTAGAGCAACTTCGTCGCCTGGGAATGGCGGTCTAACGTGGCAGATGTAGGGGTTTTCTCTCGCTATAAAGGATTCAACGACTTTCAGGAAGCTGCGAAGAAGAACAGCATTGCCGAGGCGTTGATCATGGCTAAGCTGCAATCGGCTGGCTCGGCTGGTAATTTGCCCGCCGCTTTGCAATTAGCGAATGAAGTGCAACGCCTTGAAGCAACTGGGACCCCCGAGGGTATAGCCCAAGCAGGCCGTATTCGTGAGTTTGCCAAAAGTATGGAAAAAGGCACTGTATCTGATGGACAGGGCGGCGTTGCTTTGCAGCCGGGTTTTGTTCCTGCGGTTTCTGCTATTGCTCAAGGTAAAGGCTACGGGCAGCAGTTGGGCAAAGATACCGTGACCATGCAAACCGCTGGCCCCATTGCGGGAGCTAAGGCTGATGCCGCGAATTTATCGGACCAGACTTACAAGCCAAAAACTGCATTTGATACCGCTCTCGCCACAAAGAACGCTGAAACGATTAACGCCACAAAAGAAACTCTAACAAAGGCCCCCGGTTTACTTTCGGCGTTTGACGATCTAAAAACAGCCGCAACGGGTGCGCCTTCAGGGCTACCGGCTAATGTGGTCGCTGCTGGGCAGAATATCGCTGGCTATGGGGATAATCCCGGCTCCAAGGCGCAGGGTACTTTCCGAGTAAAGCGTGCTGCCGCTGAAAACCAAATCCGCCAAGCTTTCCGTGTGGCGGGGAGTGGCGCAACTTCGGATAGAGATGCACTGCCATTCATTCAAATGCTGCCCAATGAGAGTGATTCGGAAGCAGTTAAGATTGATAAAATCAATGCCGCATTGGACGCTGTAAGAAATCAAACCACAGCTCTCGCCAAGGCCCGAGGATTACCAGACCCATTCGGCGTACAAAACGCAGACGGCTCCGCTTCACTGGACAGTTTCTTAGCTGGTCAAGACCCCTCTAACATGGGTGGCGACCCTGTAGATAATAGCAACATGGGAGATGATCTTCCCGCGCCCATTACGCCACCCGCTGCACCGAAGATGTCCCCAAAGGATATTCAGGCTTCACTGTTCAATGCCCGCAAGGCAATCAAGGCTGGAAAGAGCAAAGCCGCCATTATCCAAAAGCTACAAGACGCAGGTATTCCCACGGAGGGCCTATAATGGCTGCGCTTACCTTTGATGATTTAGAGGAAGAAAAAAGCAATGCGCTTACCTTTGATGACATTCCCGAAACTCCGGGTTTATTTGGGCGCATCAAAAATGATTACAATGAGCGAGTCGCCAATGATAGGGAATCGCTCAATGCCTATAAATCAGGTGAGCAATCCCTAGCCAGCACCGGCCTTCAGTTATTGGGGCAGGGCGCTGGCTTGGTAAGCGGCATCCCTGCTAATATCATTGGTTCGGCTGCGCGCTCCGCTTATGACCTTATCACTCCACGTGGCGCAAAAGAATTGCACGGGCAAGCCACAGAAGCGGTGATGGGTTCCAGGCCAGTTCAGGCCACCACTGGCGCTATTGCCAAGGGCATAGACTACGCCAAAACTAATTACCCCGTCACTACCCGCAACGCCGCCGCATTGGGCAATATTGCCAGCGCCTTTGGTACTGTTAAGGTGGCTGAGAATGTAATCCCCAAGGTTTCTTCCAAGCTTTACGCATCGGGCAAACAAGCATTTGATGCGAAAAGGTTTGATGCCGTGCAGAATGTTGTGCTCCCTAAAGAAACTCCTAAGCAAATCGAGCGAACAGCGCTCCAACGTCAAGCCAAGGGCTTATTCAATAAACAGGTTTACGTTCCAACGGAGCGGGAAAAAAGCATGATTGCGGCAGCGGCGCAAGCTGGTGTTAAGCCCAAGGCTCCGATTGAGAAAAACCTGCAAATCCTTAGCAAAGCGAACAAACAAGAAGCCTTGCGCCTACAATCTGCTTTGGCGCAGAATCCCGTCCCTATTGACCCAGCTACGCTTAACAGCGCTTACGCTAAAATCATTGATGGCATTGCAACAAATCCCTTGGTGGAAGAAAATGGCGCAACCGTAAGGAAACTGCTGGAAGCGGCGGAAAAACATATCGCAGCTAATCCGAAAACCGCTGCAGGATTATTGCAAGCCAGAAAAGATTTTGACCGCGCTGTGGAGGCTTTCCAGCCTTCAGCTTTGGATACGGATGCCCCCGCTACGGCGTTCCGCTATACCACGAAGCAAATTCGCCAAGGCATTAACGATATTATCGCTCAATCAAATCCTGATGAAGCGGTGCGCGCTTCCTTGGCAAAACAAAGCCAACTTTATGAAGCAATTGACAACCTGAGCGGAAAACTCCCCGCCCAGCCAACAAGCGGCCCCGCAAGGTTCATGCAAACCAAAAAAGGCAAAGCCCTGAAATATGGTGTTGGAGCCGCCGCAACTTACGGCGCTGGCAACGCGGTAGTGAACGCAATTAAAGGAAATCAACAATGACAGCTGTACTCCTTTCTCCCCTCTTCCAGCAATACTCCGATGCAAACGGCAACCCACTTTCGGGTGGTAAAATCTACAGCTACCTCGCCGGAACGCTCACGCCGCAAGCGACCTACACCGATGCGACTGGGCTAATCGCTACCGACAATCCAATTGAGTTAGATTCAGCGGGCCGTCCTCCGGTTGGAGGTGTGTGGGGTTCTGGCACTTATTATTTCGAGCTTAAAGATTCCGCAGGCGTAACTGTAGGAACCATTGATAATGTCACCGCTATCTACGGTGCGGGTGATATGACGAAGGCTGTTTATGATGCGGCGAACATTGCCCAGCAACTTGTGGGGCTTACTGCCGTTCAAACAGTCACCAGTAAAACATTCACCGGCTCCACGATTAATGGGTCGAGTAACACGCTCAGCAATCTTTATGGTGGCAAAACCAGCGCAGCAACTACTTCGGGAACTTCCGTGGATATTTCCACCACTGTCCCATCCACTGCCTCGCGTATAGATCTTATTTTTGCCGGGGTTTCTACTAACGGCACTTCCAACCCAGTTATTCAGATTGGTTCGGGAAGCTACACGACTTCTGGTTATGGTGGGGCAACCACTATTATCGCCAATGGCGTTTCGCCCGTTACCGCCGCTTATGGTGCGAGTGGATTCCAAGTGCCCTCCGCTTTAGCCGCTAATGCTATTATTGGTATCATGACTCTTCACAAATTCGCTGGCACGAATACATGGGACGCAATCGGGCAATTCTACATTGGCTCCACTACATTGCAAACGACTGGCCAAGTTACTTTAGGCGGCACTCTTGATAGAGTGAGGATTACAACGGTGGGTGGCGCTGACACATTCGACGCGGGTTCCATTGCCATCTCTTACATAGGTTAGTTATGCTCCCACATGGACGCGCAAACTGGGCCTGCCAACGGGTTATATATCCCGGCTGGTGGAATTGGAAAATAACCGGCGTTGTCGGCGGTCCTGCAACTATTGACGGCGCACGCACATCAAGCCCCTCTGTTGTTAGAATGAATAACAAGGTTCGTCTATATTACTGGGCTGAGTATATTTCGGGCGGGACGACCTACAGCAATATCCTGCTGGTTGAATCCGCAACGGGGAGCTACACTAATTTTAACCTGAAGCCTGTCGCGTTTACCATACCATCCAGCCTGCCTGTTACACCAGCCAGCACCGCCCCTGCTGAGGGTTTTTACAATACCAACGTCAACCACTGCCACGTGCATCCTGCATTAGATGCAAACGGCGACCCAAAAATGACGGGGGGGGTTTTTGACCCGTGGTTTATGTATTTCACCACTTCCGATTATAATACCGGCGTAGCTAAAAGCACGGACGGCGGTCTGACCTTCACGTTAGTAGCAAACAAAAACGCCATATTCCCGTTTGAAGTCTACCAAGTAAGAAACACCGCGGGCGTGATGGAATGGCGGCGAAACGTGGTAGCCAGTAAAAGCAAATCCTATGACTTTGGTGGGACTGGTTCGGTTTCTGTGGTTAAAGATGGACTGTATAAAATGTTCTATACGGCCATAGGGAAAAGGAACCACACCTACGCTGATTTTGGAGTAACGGCCTCAGATGTAGGCCATCCCTCAGGCTCGCTGGCTGATATTGGCATTGCTTATGCTGATTCCCCGGATGGCGTGACGTGGACCCGCCGCACCGCTGCTGAATTAGGCGTTACTTCCAGTGCTTCGGACGGTGGGCGGTTAATCACTCCCCGCAAATGGGTTGACGGTGCCTATGAATACATCGTCAGCAAGCCGCTCGTATTTTGGGACAGCACGCAATGGCGCATGATGGTTTCGACCCATTCAACTGCCTATCGTGTTCGCACCCTTACCAGTCCTGACCTTATCAACTGGACGTGGGAATCAAGCCCCGCTGATGGTGTTTTAGGATTAGGTGCATCGGGTGAATTTGATGACGAGCATGTAGCATATGCTGACGTTCATCGCGTAGGAAACACCTACCATTGTTACTATACGGGCAACGGATACGGGCATTACAGCAACAATCCAACCGGCATTGGTTATGCCACGGCAACGATATGACCCTTCAACGCAAATCAGACGGTGAGCGCCTAGCCGTAGCGGAAACTAGAATTGAGTTCCTTACACGGGGGGATGAGCAGTTGACCCAGCAGATTGAAGAAGTGCGCGAGGAATTTAACGCTCGCCTTGATATTACTAACGAGAAACTTGATATGGTTATCGCGCGTTTGGACGCACAAAGTAATGAGTTAAAGGGCGCTTCCAAATTAGCTGTGGTGCTGTGGAAAGCCTTCCCGTGGATATGCGGCATGTTGGCAGCCTTTGGCGTTGGGAGGGTGGATTGGCCGTAACGCAACTGAAGCTAATCCGCGATGTGTTCGAGGATGACTTCACTCTCTCGACCATGCACACCCCATGGGGCAACAGTTACGGGTTAGAGGACGCGGTAAGAGAAGTGGCTGGCAAGCCCGTGTGCGATTGGAAAATGCCCGGTCAAACCGCTATACCGATGGGTAATTATCGCGTTATCATCAATTTTAGTAATCGGTTTCAAAAGTTTTTGCCATTACTTCTAGACGTACCGGGATTCGCCGGGGTGCGTATTCACGCAGGCAACACCCATAAAGACACTGAGGGCTGCATTCTTTTGGGCCAAGGGCGTGATAACAGGCGCGGGATGGTAACTAACAGCCGCGCGGCCATGGCGCTATTCCAGCCCGCCTTACAAGCCAGCCTAGCTAAAGGTGACGTATGGCTGCAAGTCATATGAGACAGTTCCTAGAGGACGAATCAGGCAGGCTGAGCATGACCCGCCTGCTTATGTTCTTATCTTTCTTCCCCGCTTCGTATGTTGTATTATGCGACCTTGATTCCGAAACCCTTGGCTGGTATCTTGGGGCTTATGCAGCCAGTTATGGCATGGGTAAATTCGCAGATAGGAGCGGCAATGCTACTACTTCTGAAATACAGGAAAGCCATAGCGTTCGGATTAGCGGGGGCGTTGCTGATACTGGTAGCCCTTCGGATAAACCACTGGCACGAGCGAAGCAAACAACTCGACGCACTAATCGAGCAAGTCGCCGCAACTAATGCGCTGAATGAGAAAACCGCCACCATAGGCTTGGAGCTGGACAATGGACTCAACAAGTATCGCCACGAAACCCGCTCGATTGATACTCCTACTGGCGCTGTGTTTACCCCTGATAGCGTGCAGCGAATCCGCAAGCGTACCGAAGCCCTCGGTGCCGCCCGCCGCAACGAGAAAATGTGATGCGCTCGTTCCTCCGCAAGTTGGTGAATCTATGGAGCGATATATCGGGTACGTGGTTGATAGTTATGCCGACTGCGCTATTCGCCATGATAGCCTTGTTGCTATTGTCGGCCTGCTCACGGCCCGCCCATAACGAGCATTACCTCGATATGGCTATGCTGGGCGAGTCCAGTGAGTTGACGTTGCAAACCCGTACTGAAAAGTAAAAAGGCCCACGGGTTTTATTCCATGGGAATAGCTTGCCGAGTCACGTTCCTCGCTTAATCATTATGCACAATCTAGTTAGCAAGTCTAGCTTGTTGTTGCCTTAGCCAGTTTGTTGGGTCCATTGCCACGCCACACAGCGTATTGAAACAAACCATGGCAGCATCCCAGCCTTGCGTATGTTCGGGCAGAAATACTACAACAGGTATCATTCTGCTTCATCCTCTTCTAAATCAGGCAACCCAACGTAGGATGACTTCACGTAGTCCCGAGCGTATTCCAAAGCCCCCAGCATGCTTAAATCATCCGCAAACGCGACTGACCTCAGCTAGATATTGCTCTTCACGTTCTGAGGGAGCGAATAGCTGGTAGTTTTTGCGGGCGTTATTTATTTTCTCAATCGCCTGTTCAATTGTCATGTGAGAATTGATGCTCATAGGTGTTTTCCATTTGTTTGATTCGATTGGCTAGCGCCGTAAGTATTTCGCGTTGGCGGTCAAAGGTGAATTGAGCGTGTTTACCGTTTAGCACTTCCAATAGTGTTTCGGCTATGGTCGGCTCCCTGAACCGCTCATCATACATCGGGTGGGTTTTGTGGAGACTCATTTTACCTCGCCGCCTTGGGGATGGGCCAACTCATGAAGAATGTCAGTAATAAAATCCTCTTTACTGCCGCGCCATTCCACTTTCTTGGCTAGTTCGTATTTGTCCACCCCCGGTTTGGCTACAGTGAGGTAAGGTGCTAGGGCGCGGTACATAAATTTCCAACCCAATTTCCAATCCGCAATTTCATGCTTATTGGCACCAATCTTCCCGGCGTATTCAGCGGCAAGCTCCACCGCCTCATCCTCACCCAAAGGCGCTGGGCATGGGTGATTGGCGCGGGTGTTCCATGCTGTGACCGCTGCCGATTCAAGGAACCACTCCAAAGTTGATAGTTGGCATTCCCTCACTCTGCACGCAACGCGATACAAGGTGTCGTGCTTGCCGAATGGTGAAGTGGTGTCGTTAATAATAACTCCAGCCGGACCATTGCACATCGGACACTCCCGCAACGTCTTACTTTCCATTGGCTTCTCCTTGGTTAATCCCAGCGGCGTTAATCCGCTCTAGCTGTTGGGTGAGGGTGGTCATGGCAATACCTTTTCCTTTAGCCGTGGCAGCATTAGTACTGGCAAAGTCTTGTTCCTATAAAGGCGGCGAACCTCGACAAAACCGCCGATTCGCTCGTAGCTCGTGCCAGAGTTTGAAGTGACCAGAAGTCCAGCCGCTAACGCATCATCTATGGCTTTGATGTAAGCCTCCGCCGCTGCCTTAATAAGCAGTGCATGGCCCTTGGCGACTTCTTCTTTTGTTAGCTTTCCGCCCATGCGCCTACCCCCTGCTTTCAAGGTGTGGGAAACTGCTAAAAAGATACCGAGCAACATGGCTCATGGCGTAGGTCCGCTTGGTTTGCCTATTGCCGCCACAGCGATCAAAAGCATGCTCGTAAGCAATCAGCAGCGCATCTTCCAAATCCTCACGCGACACGGTGGGCATGGATGCGAGAATAACCGGCTTAACGTCGCTCAGTAGAAAATCGACCATTGCATCCACGCTATCCCAATGGCCTTTTTTGATTACCACATCGCGCAGTGCCTCCCGCTCGCTGTTCTTTTTATCCATGGGGTTATTTGTCATTGGGTTGGTCCTTTAGTTTTACTTTGAATTTTATCACTAGCCTAAGATACAAAATGACAATCCTAGGAACTGGTATCTCGCCACTCACCCAACGCCTAACGGTGCGAGGGTTTGTGTCGATGTGGCGGGCCAGCTTACTCTGCCAGCCCGCCCCAAAGGCCTTTTCTGCTAGGCTATGCAGCAATGGGTTTGCCGTTGTTGTCGATCTGCGTGTATTCTGGGCGAGTCACACTATAGCCGTACATTTCCAGCACTGCCTCGCAAGCCATAACAGCCGCGCCAACCTCGACGTTCTGCATGTAATCAAAAAGCACCTGCGGAATACCACGAGTGTATAATTCCTCTTCCGAATGACCCGTTACCTTCAAATGCTCCTTAGCGATTTCTTGCAGAAGTTCCGAACGCTTGCGCTCTAGCGCGTAAAGCTTCTTGGCTGCATCGCCAATAAAAATTGTTTGAGGCTTAATAAATTTGCCAATTTTTTGCAGACCCCGTGCGGCACGGAACTGCTCTCTTGTTTGCGGCATAATAGACATAGAAACTCCATAAAATAACGCGTGCTTAATTGCCCATCGTTAAAACCAGTATAGGACAAAACGTCCTATTAGTCTAGTAAAAAGAGACATAGGTTTTCTGCGGGTTTGCGGGCGGTCGTACCAATCCGGCAAAGCTTTGTGCCTATTGTCAGTATAAGAATCCCCGGATAGGTCGCTCATACAATCATTCCTGCGTTGCGTAGGTTATCCATGGGTTTTACCTTACCGCTCTCCGTTGTTGGTGGGTTTGGCGTTGCTGTGGGGCGCTACCATTATGTAGGTGTACGGGCGCTCACCTGTTCCCCATGGGGTCACGGTGACTTCCCAGATGGTTGCATTTGGGTTGGTGTAACTAGGAGCCATCACTCGCTCCCTACGCTGGCAGGAGGGGTGGGCAACGAGTCGATAAACGCAATCGCCATATCCAATGCTTGCCGCAACACACCGACTTCAATTCCATCAGCATCAAGCTGGCGCTGATTATTGCGCAGGGCGGTCAAAGCCATTGGGTCTAGTTCGGGCCACCCACTTGCGGGCTTGTGGGCAGGGAGGTCGGCTAATGCAGCGGCAATCTGCTTTTCAATATCGCCGTACATCACTTCACCGCGGCGCGGGTGGGGTTCTGCGTATTCCATTCGGCCAATCTTTTGGCACGGGCTTCTTCACGCTCCCGCTCCTCATACCCACCAAGGGCGTTGTCAATGTGTTGGTTCATTCGTTTCTCTTTCATGTTTCGAGTATTCGTTTTCCCGGCAAGCGCCACACCACACATGCTCCTCTAAATTAAGCCACGGCACCTCAACAAAGCAATCAGGGTCGAAGTCCGTATCTATTGGATGCGCGCAGGCATCACAAGCTAGCATGCTCATTCGTTATCCTTCTTGGGCACCATAGCGCCTCTCTGATAGTTTTTGCGGCAGTATAAATCCGCCAATTCCATGCACTCGTTGATATCCGCCCCATCTACGGTTTTCCAGTAAGGTGCGCCTAGTTTTCGGGGGCTTACATATTGAACAGCGAAGCGCATCACTCACCCCCCAGCATTGCCGCAACGGTAATCCCTGCAACTGCGGCGGCAATCAGAAATAGCAAAGCCATACTATCTCCCAAACGCCGCGTTACAAACTGCATACGAATTGCCATTGTCCATGCAATTCCCCACATCCGCACTCGTGGAATATCCCACAAACACCATGCAGATTCCGAATAAGAGCAGGCAGATACTAACTGAGGGCTTCATTACGCCACCTCGTCGTGCATCTCATCAAACTTCTGGTCACAGTTGCCAGCATATTCGGGATGCTCGATCTTGCTGTTGAACCACTTTACACCCTCGGGGCTAAAGGGAACGCCATTAGCAAACTCAATCGAGAAAGCCTCGGTGCCTTCCTCAGCAAATTGCTGCGCCAGCTCGTGAAGCGTTGCGGCTTCAAGAACCCCGCGATTCATGGTGGGGAAGTAGCGCTTGGTCGTTTCTGCGTAGTACATGAGAACCTCCGTTGTTGATGGCTTTTTATAGAGCCGTCATTCCTTAGTGTCAAGAGAAATATTCATAGCCTTTCTTTTTCTGTATCTGGCCTTGGCTCTTTCGTTATCCTCTCGGGCGTGACGGGCGCAGCGGTGCTGGGTTACAAGCGGTCCTTTGCCACATTGGACGCACTTGCCATCGGCGTGTTTTTTTATCTGCCATTCGCGTTGACGGCTCATTAGAACGGGACCGAATCTGTTTCCATGGGGTCCTCGTTTAGATCGCGCTCTGGCTCTTTCTTCTCGAAGGGTTCGTATAGGTTAAAATTAAGCCATTGTCCCTCTGTGACCGAATCAAGGTAAGCCCGAAGCTCCGGCGTCATTTTCATGCCAATCTGGGGGCCGTACTTGCCATCCTTACAATTCCCGGCAATCCATTGCTTGCCTGTGTCAACGCGCTTAAATTTTACTGTGTAGTCCATGCTATTCTCCTAACTCTTGTTTAACTCGTTCCAATAATTCTCGCTCAGTACCAAACCGGCGCTCCCATGCCTTACGTCCTAGCGTGTGAATGCCCTCGTTTCCTTGATGATGCCGGTGGCAGAGTGGCAGGATTAAATCGTGGTTCCTGCGCCCTCCCGCACCAGTTAAGGCGTGGTGTATCATCGCCTCATCACCGCATATCAGGCAGCCCAAATCAGCTACGCGGGAAGCTCGTTGCATCTGCGATTTCGTCATCTTCATGCGGCCTCGTAGTTTGGGTCGGGAATGTTAACGCATAAATCCACCGCCGCGAATCGCTTTATTCGCTCCAGGTATTCCTCAAATTCAAGCGTGGTCATCTTTGTAGTGCTTTCCGCTATGGTGTAATCTTGCATGACTTTACGCTTGCCGAATCGCTCCTTTAGGTACTCATGCACATCTTCCTCGTCGCAGTCGTTCCCAAGGTCAACCAGCCCTTGCCACGCCAAGGGTATGACAACGCCCCAATAGTAATTGTTCTGCGGTGAGCTACGCTTGCGCCCCCGTGTAATGGAAACGCAAACGTCCTTGCCCTCGTGCTTAGAAAACTCGCCCCACAGGATAGCCCAGCCATCCTTGCCGATAGAGCCTTCTCTCACATGGAAGTAGTGCTTCACGCAGCATCCCCCCTAAGCGCTTCTTCAATATCCACCTGTCCATTATCCGCCGCACGCTCTAACTGCCTTACAATAGCCAGCCGCGCCTCTGCCATCTCAAGCTGCAAATCCATATTCTCAGCGCTCACTTGGTCGTAATCGCTTTCGCTTACCTTCATGGCATTAAGAGTAGGAGCATTGCGCGCCACGATCATTTTAACTTCTTCTTCGTTAGACGCTTCCTTTAGGTTCTTTTCTAGCTCGATACAAAAATCCTTCCGCGCTTTTGCGGTCTTGAATGGCGATGCGCCCGCCTTAACCTGCTCCCCCGTCTTGGGGTCCGTCACCATGGGAGTAACGTCCACCATATCCATGCGCTCCGCCTCATCGGGGTCCACAATGCCCGATAAGCTAAAGGCATAGCGCGCGCATTGGATTAACGCCTTGTGGCGCAGCATACGAGCGGGGTATTGCTTCCATGGGTCCGTATTGCGCTTGCACTCGTCCATATATTCCGTGCATTCCACAGGCATCTTGCGGTCCTTCCGGGAAATCTTGCAAGTAATCGACACAAGTTTCCCGTCAACCAGCCGGTCATCAAACTCAATGCCGTCTAGCTGGGAGTTGCTGTTGATAATGTTGCACCAGCCGTCCACTGATACAATGGGGACAATGCCGCCACCTTTGCCGGGGAAAGCATAAATCTCCTTTGTGAGCGGGTTCAGGTTATACTGGGCCGCTACCATGCAGAAAGCGGCAAACTGCGCATCCGTGATACTTGCGGGGACCACCGTGGCCTTTAGGGCCTGCACAAAGTGTTGTTTCGCCATGCCGTGGCGTTTTGCCAAGTCAGCGATTACGGATAGTTCTTGTTTCGTTTCCATCTTGTCCTCTTGTGTGGTCATGGCTAAGCTACTTTCAGTTTTTCAATGAACCGCTCGTAACCGTAACGGCCCTCGACAAGTTTAGCGATTTGCTTTGCTGTGTAAGTGTCGTCTAAGCTCTTGCCCGTTTCATCCACGAACATTTTGACACCAGCCGCGCAAGCGCCAGTAACAGCACGGTAGATGCCGACCCACTCTTTGCCAGTGGCCTTAGAGGGCAACTTGCCTTCAAACTTGGCTACGTTCTTGTATATCAAGCTTTCGCGGGCTTCATTGATTGTGTCTCCGTGGGCGCTGTTGCCATTGTCATCGGATACAATGAATAAAATCTTGCCCTTATCTGTTTTGACCTTTTTGACGCCGGAGCGAACCGAGAGAACGCGGGAGAAAATTCCGTCTGTGAAGTCAACGTGAACCCATTTCGCCCCTTCAACGATATACCATGAATCAGCCTTGATTTTCTTGCCGTCCACAATATCAGCCTTACCGCCGATAGGAATAAGCTTGTTATCCTTCTTGATAAATTCTGAGGCCATAATAAGGTTCCCAACAGAACCCTTCACAGCCGCACGATAACCTATACAAGTAGCAACACTGGAGTCGCCCGACGATGCGGCTGTGCTGTAGTTGCCCGACGATGCGGCTGTGCTTGAGTTGCCCGACGATGCGGCTGTGCTGTAGTCGCCCGACGATGCGGCTGTGCTTGAGTTGCCCGACGATGCGGCTGTGCTGGAGTCGCCCGACGATGCGGCTTTGCTGTTATAGCCCGATGATGCGGCTGTGCTGTAGTTGCCCGACGATGCGGCTGTGCTTGAGTTGCCCGACGATGCGGCTGTGCTGGAGTCGCCCGACGATGCGGCTTTGCTGGAGTCGCCCGACGATGCGGCTGTGCTGT